TCAACACTCGATAAACTACACAAAGAGAACCAGGAAGATGAAGAAAAGGTGCTTCAAGAGATAATGCATGATGATTTGTCCAATGAAAAAAGAAATCTTCAGGAATAAGGTATAAATAAAATTACGAAAACTCTTTAACAATGGCAATTCAGAGGATATCAAGATCGTTCAAAGACATTAGCTTGTCTTTTGAACCTCATCCTGTGACAAAAGACCTTCCCGTCCTAAAAAATGAGAACGCAATTCGTCGTTCTGTAAGGAATATTGTAGAAACGATTCCAACAGAGAGATTTTTTAATTCTTTGTTGGGATCTGATGTAAGGAGGAGTCTATTTGAGTTCGTTGATTTTGGTACTGCATCAGTCATTCAAGATCAAGTTCAGATTGCTATTGAAAATTTTGAAGAAAGGGTAGAAAATTTGCAGGTCATCGTAGATCCTATAACTGATGAAAATACTTTTAATGTAACAGTTATATTTGATATTATTGGTCAAGAGTTTCCAACACAAGAATATTCATTCCTCTTAGAGGCAACAAGATAAAATGCCTTTTACAAAGTACGCAAATCTAGACTTTGATCAGATAAAAACATCCATCAAAGATTACTTACGTTCAAATTCCAATTTCACGGATTTTGACTTTGAAGGATCTAACTTTTCTGTTCTGATAGACACGTTAGCATATAACAGTTATATTACAGCATTCAATTCAAATATGATTGTGAATGAATCCTTTTTGGATTCAGCAACTTTAAGAGAAAATGTTGTCTCTCTTGCTGGAAATATTGGTTATACACCACGTTCTAGAACTGCTGCAACGGCACAAATATCCTTTGACATAACAACTACCGTAGATACTCCTACACTCACTCTGAAGGCAGGTATAGTGTGTACAGGGAGTTCTAATGACACCACATTTACTTTCTCTGTAATAGAGGATATAACGGCAAATACAATTCGTAAATTTGATAGTGGTGGAAATTTTGTAAGTGGAACCGCTTCATTCAATGATATTGACGTATGTCAGGGAATATACTTAACTAAACAGTTTTTATATGATGGTTCTTTAGATCAAAGATTTATTTTAAATAATTCTTTTATTGATACCTCTAAGTTAAAAGTTTATATTGGTAAGGATCAGAACACCAGAGGCATAGAATATACTCTCAGTAAAAATATTTTTAATATTGATAAAAATTCTAGGGTGTTTTTTGTTAGTGAGATTCAAGATGAAAAATATGAATTGAGATTTGGTGATGGTCTTATTGGAAAAAAATTAGGTGAGGATAATGATGGAACATATATTACCGCAAATTACATTATAACCGATGGAAGAGATGGTAATGGTGCTTCTAGTTTTTCCTTTTCAGGAACTGTAGAAAAATCTGACGGCACTATCATTGATCCAGGAACGGTTACAGTTACTACAAATCAAACTTCTTCCAATGGTGGAGATATTGAACCTGTAGATTCTGTTAAATATTTTGCCCCTAAACTATATTCTTCACAATATAGAGCAGTCACATCAAGAGACTATGAAGCAATTATTAAAGAAATTTATCCAAACACAGAATCTGTTTCTGTTGTCGGAGGTGAGCAACTAGATCCTCCACAATTTGGTACTGTACAAATCAGCATCAAACCAAAGAATGGTAGTTTTGTTTCTGATTTTGATAAAACCAGAATCGCATCGGATCTAAAACAATATACAGTTTCTGGAATAAATCAAAAAATAACAGATCTTAAAATTCTTTATGTTGAACTGGATAGTTCTGTTTATTATAATTATTCCCAGTCATCATCAGAAGAAAATTTAAAAACATCTGTTTTAAATTCTCTTACAAAATATTCAGAATCCTTAGATCTCAATAAGTTTGGAGGAAGATTAAAGTATAGTAAAGTACAACAAGTTATCGATAGTACTGATTCTGCCATCACATCAAATATAACAAAGATCATTATTCGCAGAGATTTAAAAGTAGCATTAAATACTCTTGCTCAGTACGAATTATGTTATGGAAATCGTTTTCATGTAAAATCTCAGGGTTTTAACATCAAATCCACAGGATTTAAAATTGTCGGGGAAAGTTCTACAGTATATCTGACAGATACTCCAAATCTGTTAACTAATTTGCCAAGTAGAGAAATTGCAAAAGATGGTTTTATTTCTTTAATTAAATTTGACTCCGAAAATAATATTGTTGTAATAAGACAGGCAGGAACAGTTGATTATGAAAAGGGGGAAATTATTCTTTTCCCTATAAACATTACAGAAACCACATCTCCAAATGGTATTGTAGAGATTCAAGCATTCCCAGAATCTAATGATGTTGTTGGATTGAGAGACTTGTATATCTCACTGAACATTTCAAAAAGTGCAATAAATATGGTAAGGGACGTGATTGCTTCTGGAGATGAAATATCTGGGACCAGATTTGTTAACGATTTCTACAATTCAAGTTATTCAAACGGAAATTTAATAAGAAAGTAGCATGATACAAACAGGAATTGAATCAAAAGTCAAGATTCAGGACATAATTTCCAATCAATTACCAGAATTTGTTTTGGATGAAAGTCCAAAAGCAGTTGATTTTTTAAAGCAATATTATATTTCACAAGAATATCAAGGTGGTCCCATTGATCTTAGTGATAATTTAGATGAATATTTAAAAGTTGATAATTTAACACCAGAAGTCATTGTTGATAGTACTACATTAAGTAATAATATAACATCTAGTGACACTATAATTAGTGTTTCTAGCACTAAAGGATTTCCGAATCAATATGGTCTGCTAAAAATTGATAATGAAATCATTACATATACCGGAATAACCACAAATAGTTTCACTGGTTGTGTACGCGGTTTTAGTGGAATTACTGATTATAAGCAAGATTTAAACAATGGAGAGTTAGTATTTTCTACATCAACTGCAGCAGATCATAGTAGTGATGTAACTATACAGAATTTAAGTTCATTATTCTTAAAAGAATTCTACAAAAAAATAAAATCTACTTTCACTCCTGGATTAGAAAATATTAATTTTGCAAAAAATATTGATGCGGGCAATTTTATAAAAAGAGCAAAAGATTTTTATTCTTCTAAAGGAACGGATGAATCTATAAAAATCTTATTTAAAGTTATTTTTGCCGAAACTCCTTCTGTTATAAACTTAGAAGATTATTTAATCAAACCATCGTTTGCAAATTATGTAAGGAGAGAGGTTGTAGTTGCAGAAGTAATTTCTGGAGATATTTCAAAAATTGTAGGACAGACTCTTACAAAAAGTAATGATGAAAATACGTTTGCTTCCATTTCTGCATTAGAACCTTTTACAAGAAAAGGAGAAACTTTTTACAAAATTCAATTTTACATAGGCAATGACGGAAATTCTTCTGTTGAAGGTAATTTTATAATTACACCAAATACGAAATTAATTGAGAGTGTATCGGCAGGAGATTCTATTTTAACTGTAGATTCTACTGTTAGTTTTCCAGAGTCAGGAACTTTGATCTCTGGATCTAATACTATCACTTATACTGGAAAAAGCATTAATCAATTTTTTGGATGTACTGGTATTAGTGCTAATATACCTAAAACATCAAATATTAGATCGAACGATACATACTTCTCTTATGAAAATGGAGATACCTCTAAAAAGGTTGAATTAATACTCTTGGGAGTAATTGATACTATAAAGGAACAAAGTGAAAATTTCAAATCCTCTGAGGGAGATATAATTCAAATTAAAAACCTTGGAGATAAGGTAAAGAATAATAATTCAAATTGGAAAGAAATTTTTGCAAATTCTTTTATATACAACACAAGCACCAGACATAAAATTACAAATAACAGCACTATTAAACTAGGATCTTCAATTGATAGGTCTAGTTTAAAAATAGGAGATGAGGTTGAAATATTAGAAAGAGGTAGTGAAGTTGTAGTACCTGGATCAGGTTTAATTAGTATTAGAAATGTTGATACTTCACAAAATACTTTACAATTGGAAAATAATCCAATTTTGGAAGCAGGTAAAGAATATGATGTAAGAAGAAAGGTAAATACGATTAATCAATCCGGAGCAGGATTCACAAACAATACTGTATTATCGGATGTTTCGAATGTTTATTTTGAAGAAGATGAGTTTGGATATGTAGCTTCAAACTCACTGCCATCGAGCACAAAAAGTGGGATCACTAGTTTTCAATATAATTTTAACATCGATTCTAATATCAAATCTGTCAGTATCGCTAGCACTACCAATCTTACAGATAAAGTAAATGATAGATTTAATATTGTTTCTTTAGGTGGAACTCAAGTTCCATTTGTAACAGGTGATCAAATATTCTATTCTTCACAGGGAGAAACTTTAACCGGTCTGACAACAGGAACATATTTTGTAAAGAAAGTATCAAGTAATGAATTTAAATTATATGGTTCAATATCATTAGTAGAATCTGAAAATAATCTAACATTTGGAATACCAAGCACATCTAATGGTGATAATATAGGATCTCATAAATTTGTTTTAAATTCTCAAAAAGATGCCGAACTTGGAATACAAAAACTTTTTAGAAAATTTCCATTAGAAAAAAACATTGAACAAGGTTTTGGAGAACTGACTGTTCCCGGAACTACAGGGATGTTGATAAATGGTGTAGAAATCAGCAATTATAAGTCTAGGGATAATATTTACTTTGGACCAATTGAAGATGCAGATATCTTATTTGGTGGAACAAATTATGATGTAATTAATTTACCAATTATTAGAGTTTCCACTGGTGCTGGTACTACTGCAAAAATTCAACCAGTTATTAGTGGAAAATTTGAAAAAGTATATGTAGATTCTCAAGATTATAATATTGATAAAATTGTCTCTATTGATATCTCTGGTGGAAATGGAAGTGGTGTTGTTCTTGAACCAGTATTAGTTTCCAGATCCAGAGAAGTTTTATTTGATGCAAAAGTATCTTCTGTTGGTGGTGGAGTCAATAAAACTACCAATCAAATTGCATTTTTAACAGATCACAATTTTGTGAATGGTGAACAGATAACTTATAATTCTCTAGGAAATACTGCCATAGCTATTGGCACGGCAGGAAATAATTCTCTAATGCCAGATAACTCCTCATACTTTGTTGAAGTTAGCAATAACAAAGTAGTAAAATTATATTTCAATTTAAGTGATTTTGAATCGAGAAGTAATCCTGTTGAAATTTTTACGGGATCTGCAGGTAGTCATAAATTTTCAACTCTTTCCACGAAAAAACAAGTTGATAGTATCAAAATTATTAACAGTGGAGAAGGATACACAAACAGAAAATTAATTGTCAATCCTACTGGAATATCTACAACAGAACACACAGTCAATTTTAATAATCATGGATTTAATAGTGGTGAAATTGTAGAGTATGATTTTGAAACTACTCAAATTTCTGGTATTTCAACAGCAAATCAATTTTATGTTTTAAAGATTAACGATAATGCATTCAGATTATGCAATGCTGGTGTCGGGGGTACTATAATTTCAAATTATCAGCAAGAAAATTATGAAAAATTCAATAGTACAGGATCTGGAGAACAATATTTTAAATATCCCGATATTTCTGTTTCAATTAAATATGTTAATGCTGGGATTGGATCAACCACACAAATACTTCAAAATTTAGTAACAACTCCTGTTGTAAAAGGTGAAATTATAGATGCATATGTTTATCAACCAGGAACAGGATATGGATCAACGGTTTTAAATTATGAAAACAAACCAAAAGTAACTATAGAAAATGGTAAACTCGCTAAATTGAGTCCAGTTGTTGTTGCAGGCACAATTAATAGTGTTACCATCAGTTATGAAGGATTGGAGTATTATTCTGTTCCGGATTTAGTTGTTACTGGTTCTGGAACAGGGGCAGAATTGAGAGCAATAGTCAATGCTTCAGGACAAATATCAGAAGTTAAAATTATTAATGCTGGTACTGGATATTCTTCTACAGATACGAAGATTGAAGTTATTTCTTCAGGAAAAGATGCTATTTTTGATCCACAAATAAGAAAACTGACGGTTGATAATAATCAAAGATATTCCACAGGAGAACTTTTATCGACTGGTAAGAATAAGATTCAATACACAGTATTAAAATATTTCTCAGTATTAAGGAGTGCTTTCTTAGAAGATGGAACCCTATCAGGAATTATAGGGTGGGCATATGATGGAAATCCAATTTATGGTCCGACCGGATATTCAGATCCGGAAGATATATTCTCAGGAGTAAAAACATTACAATCTGGATATACTCTTGATATTTCAAATGTTCCAAATAGACCTTCAGGATTTAGTAATGGATTCTTTGTCGAAGATTATAAATTTGATGGAAGTGGAGATTTAGATGAATATAATGGAAGGTATGAAAGAAACGATGAGTATCCAAATGGTGTATATGCTTATCACGCAACAATAGATGAATTTCCATATTTCATAGGTAATAAGTACAGATCAAAGTTAATTTCTGATTCTAACTTAGATCAATCCTTTGATTTCAATAATTCCAATTTATTGAGAAATACCTTACCATACAAAGTATCAGAAAAAGATGCAGATTATGATTTTATCAACGAAACCAGTGATGTTTTGGATCAAAAGATAGAAATTTTATCTGTAAATTCTGGTGCGGTGGAATCTGTGGAGATTCAGAATGGAGGTAATGATTTTAAAGTTGGAGATAAACTGATATTTGATGAAACTGGCACTTCTGGTAGTGGATTAAATGTTGAGGTAAAATCTATAAAGGGTAGAGATATTGCAAATATTGTTACAAATACGACCACTAATTTAAATTCTTTATTCTCATGGGAATCTCCTCAAAAAGTAAAAATTTCAATATTACCAAAGCATGATTTCTCAAATCTAGATTTTGTTACAATATCAGGATTTTCAACTAATTTAACATCCTTAAATGGATCACATCAAATTAATGTTCCATCTTATGCGAATGGAAGATGCCTCTCAACAATAACAAGTGCAGCAACTGCTGGATTTACGACAGAAATATATGTTGCACCAGTTCCAGATGAGGTTTCAATTGGTAGTAGTATTAGAATTGGAACTGAAACATTAAAAATTCTTGACATATACAGAAATGAGAATATTATAAGAATTAAAAGAGGACTGGCAGGAGTATCTCATAGTGAGGGAACTTCAGTATCCTTCTTACCGGATTCATTTACTATTTCTAAATCTGTAGATAAGTTTGAATCTGCAGTGAACAATACTGTTTTCTTCAATCCTCATGAATCTGTTGGAGTAGGAACATCAAGTGGTGTTGGATATTCAACGTCCTTTGTCTTTGGAGACATTTCTGTAATCAGAGATATTCCAACCAAAGGTCTTCATATTGAAAACCACCCATTCAAAACAAATCAATCAGTCATTTATACTGCTAACGGAACAACACTGTCAATATCTACTGATGGTCAAACTCAAAGTAATATTCCATCGAATCTTTTTGTTGTTAATAAAAATCCAAATCTTATTGGATTAAAGACTGCAGTTAACGGTAAAGAGTTGTTTTTCCACACTAATGGTGCAGATAATGATGAATATTCACTAAGATCCAATTTTACGCAAATAACTGGTGATATTGAAAAAAATGTAATAACCGTTTCTGTTTCCACATCACATGGACTTCAAAATGGTGATAGTATTACTTTGGATGTAGAACCAAATCTTTCCGTTGGTATTGGAACTTCTACTGCGGTTAGTGTAATTTATAATTCTGAAATTAACAATATTATTATAAATCCAATAGGATTTAATTCTACAGGAATTAATTCAACAACCAATGAAATCACTATTAATGATCATGAATTAAAGACTGGAGATAAAGTTTTTTATGAAAACGGACCTTTAAGTGAAGTTGAATACTTTGTATATAAAGTCAATAAAAATAAAATTAAATTATGTGAAACTTACTTTGATTCTCAACAAATTCCCCCATCTGTTGTAAGTTTTGCTTCGACAGGGGGTTCCAATCAAAATCTAGCATTGATTAATCCAAGATTGAATGTCATAAAGAATAATAACTTGGTATTTGATCTTTCTGATACAAGTTTGGTTAATTATAATTTAAAACTCTATACAGATTCTCAATTTAAAAATGAATTTGTATCTACAGGATCTACAACTTCATTTAGTTTGTCTGGAGTAGGTACTGTGGGACTTGGAACCACTGCAACACTGACTTTAGAGTATAGTTCTGCAATTCCAAAAGAACTGTATTACAATCTGGAAAAAGATGGAGTAGTAGTAAATTCAGACACTGATGTTCAGAAAAATTCTAGTATTCGATATAATGCTAGTGTTTATAATAATACTTATAGTATAAGTGGTGTAGGAACAACAACTTTTAATTTAAATATTGATAAAAAACCTGAGAGATCTTCGTATACCTCTACTGAGTGCGATACTCTGGAATATTCTACAACATCGATTTCTACAACTGGATCTGTTAAATCATTAAATGTTTTATCTTTTGGATCTGGATATAAAGAATTTCCAATTTTAAAATCCACAAATTCTGCTTCTGGTTCTGATTTAATCGTAAATATAAAATCAAATGCAATTGGTTCAATAAATCAAAAAAGAATTTTAAATGATAAATTTGCATATTCTTCAGATAAAACATTAAGACCCGAAGCTAGTGTATCTCCAAGCATAGTATTAAAAAATTCTAATACCATAGATACTCTGACAATTTTGAATGGTGGAAGTGGATATGTCGATACTCCAATATTAACCATTGTTGATTCCACTACAAGAAATATTGTCAATTCTGGTTTGTTAAGACCAATTTTGTCTGGATCTTCAATTTCATCTGTAGATATTGAAGTTTCTCCAAAGGGACTATCTGATGGTGGAGTAGAAATCTTTACTACTAATAATACAAACGGTATTGCTGTTATTAACGTAGAATCTTCAAATACTGGTATATTCACATGTTCTATACCAACACCAAGCACTGGATCATTTTCAGTTCTACCATTTGCAGAAAATGATCTTGTGTATGTTGAAGGAATTCAAAAACTTAGTGGTAGTACCGGTGATGGATTCAACTCCGAAGATTATGGATTTAAATTGTTTAGAGTAAGCAATGTTAATACTTCTGGTCTTAATGTTAAAGTAACCTTAAATATATCCGGATTAACTACAAACACTGGTATTGCAAAAACTGTTCAGGATTTTAGTGGAGTTTTAATTAACGAAAATGATTATCCATCTTTTAAATTAACTCAGAAACAATCTACATTCTCAGTTGGAGAAACTTTATCTGCAAATAATCAAAATATAGATTTAACAGTTGTAGAAAGTAACGGAAATCGATTAAAAGTTTCTGGACTATATGAATTGTCTGTTGGAGAAGTTATTACCGGAACTGAATCTGGTAATATTGCTACAATAGAAACATTAACTGATAATAAAGCAATCTTTAATGTAAATTATTCCAATTTACAAGATATTGGATGGGACACTGAAACTGGAAAATTAAGTGAAGATTATCAAGTTACTGCAAATAATGATTACTATCAGAATTTATCATATTCTATAAAAAGTTCAGTAACGTACAAAGATCAACAATCTCCTATAGAAAATTTAGTTCATACTAGTGGATTAAAGAACTTTGCAGATACTCAAGTATCCAAATCCGTTAATGCAGGATTAGCAAAGTCTAGCGATGGATTTACTATTGTTTATGATTTAATTGATCAAAAGAGAGTGGATACTATTAATAATTTTGACAATGTTATTGATAGTGAAGTTGTTAATGAGAAATCAAAGTTCTTGAGATTTCAAAATAAGAGATTGACCAATTATACTGATTTGAAAAATCTCAATGTATTGAGTATTGATGACATAAGCAATAATTTCTCAAATTTTGAAGATGAAAATACTGAATTTTTATCAATACAAGAAGTCGATGATGAATCATATCATAATTATTTGTTTAGAGTTGTCAGCGCAGATGGTAGTGAGATTCAATTAACTGACATAACTATATTGAGTGATGGAAAAGAAACTGTTATTGTTGAAAATGAGTCTTTGCAAAATTCAGATTCTGCATACGGAACATTTGATTTAGCAGAGAACGAATTTGACGAAACTTTCTTGAGATTTAATCCGGTTGACGCATTTGATACAGATTATGATATTAAACTAATTAAACAAATTTTCAATTCAAATGCTGCTGGAGTAGGAACAACTGCTGTTGGATTTGTGGATTTGACTGGATCTGTAAATATAGAAAATACTTCTGTTGGTGTAGGAACAACTACAATTATTTCACTAAATTCTAGTAATTTTGAATCTCTTTATGTTAACGCACAGGTAAGAAATACTAGTAATGATGATATGAATTATGTGAGATTGTATATCACACATGATGGGACAAATACATATATGTCCGAATATTATATTGATAATGATTTAAGTTCTTCAACAGGAGATCAGATAGGTTTATTCACTTGCACTGATCTAGGTAGTGGAGTTTTATCATTAGTATATGAAAATACTTCTTCCAATTCACTTAATATAAGAACTAATATTGTTGGATTTGGAACAACAACATCAGGAATAGGTACATTTAGATTTAAATCCCCCGAACAATCGGATGGACAGGAAAGAAGTGCTATTTATGAATCTAACTTCCAATCTATGGTGGGTATAGCATCTACGACTATTCATACTTTAGATAGAGCATTGTTTAATGCCTCTAAATCTGTTGTACAAGTAAGTGCAGGTTCTACTAAGGCACTTCACCAAGTCATGTTGTTATCTGATGGAACTGATGTTTACACTCAACAGTTACCTTTCCTTTCTGTAGGCACTACTAGTATTTCTGACACTGCATCTGGTATTGGAACATTTGATGGAGAAATTTCTGGTAGTAATTTAATATTAAAGTTCTATCCAGATGATCAAACTCAACAAACTGATATTGAAATCTTCAGTAAGTCATTATACACCGGAACAGATGTTCTTAATAATTATCAGGATTTAACATATGGATCTGTTACTGAAAGTATTGATGAAAAATTCTATAATTCAATTAACGGTGAAAGAATTAATAGAACAAACTTCAAACTTACTACAAATAATACACCAATCTTCTCAAAACAATTTAATCCAAATTCAGTATCTTTAGCTGCAACCACTGGAATATTTACCATTAAAGATCACTTCTTCTACACTGGTGAAGAGTTGATTTATACTCCAAACTCCACAATCGTTGGTGTTGGAACCAGTGCCATGATGACAAGTGCTACTGATCTTTTACCAAGTTCAGTGTATGCTATTAAACTCACCGAAGATACTTTTAAAGTCGCAATATCAACTTCAAATGCTATAAGTGGAATTGGAACAACATTTACTTCCTTGGGAGAAGGAAATGCTCATAGATTCACTATGAAGAAGAAAAATTCCAAGTGTATTATTACCGTTGATGAATTGGTTCAATACCCAGTTGCATATACCGGAATAGCACACAGTTTATCAGGAAATATTGGAGGTATATTAGGAGTTAGCACCACCTTTGTTTCCTTAAGTGGAATTTCAACAATTAATATAAAAGATATATTATATGTTGATGAGGAGTTCATGGGCATAGTTAATGTTGGACTTGGAACTACAAATATTGG